TATTGTATACAGTAATAAGTAGTACTTTTCCCCCATTTACTGACCGCTCGGTCAATAGTGCGCACCGTCACATGGTGTGCTCTTGACCCTCGCTCTGCAGGGTGTGCTATACTGGACCCACAAGCAAACGAGGAAGGAGCAATTGAATATGAAACCTGCTACAGCATTCGGCCTGAGGCGGGATGAGCAGCGAGCCATCGTAAGGCGCCTTGCAATTCGATGGGTGGCCATCAGATCTCGTCTCCCGATCCGGCTTGTGTCTCGATGGCCACCCGAACCCACAATGTGTCCGTCTATCGCGATCGTGCCGTCATCACCGATGAGCAAGGCCAAATGGTGGCCGTTCCGTTCAGCTTTGGAATGTGGACTGCAGGATTCGCCGCTTTCATCGAAAGGAGAATGTCATGACCGCTTCATTTCATACCTCGCCTCGTTTTTCATCTTGATTGATCTGCTGATCATTTTCCTGGGTTTTACGAATGGGATCACTTTGCAGATGATCATCGCATTCCCGATCGTGACATTGCTGGCTTGGCAAGTTACTCGAATCTCGAATAACCGTAAAGCCGCTGACGAATACAGAAGGAGATACCATGACCAAGTCGCTGCACTCAGAGCGCTTCAGGATGAACAAGGCACTGATAAGGTGCGAACACTGCGGCCAATGGTTTGAGAACTGGGCCGTCCACGACAGACACCTCAATATCGAATCCAACCGGGGTATACTGAGTCTTAACGAAGACCGCCCCTGCAAGGTGGCCCCTCGCGAGGCGTTCCCGGTTACCGTTTGGATCGATACTACTGAAAGGCATTGATTATGGCTGGCTCGAAAGTTACCCAGGGCGTTGCCCTCGTCTTCACCGAGGAGCTGCCCGACTACGCAGCTCACCGCGTGCTGCTGGCTGAGACGATCGTGCAGAACCGTGAGACACTGATCCAGTTCCATGAGATCACCGCCAACATCTCCGCCGCTTCGACGATGCCGTTGAATAAGGGGCAGTTGAACTGTGACCTCCACGAATGCATTCAGTTGGTGAAGGATTACTTGTGGATCGTAGCCGACGATGAGGTCCAGCCGGTGTTCGTCTACTTGAAGATGAAGGATATCACCCCGTATGAAGACGCGATTCACCCTCAGTGATGATTGGCCGATGGTTGCCGCCGTCGCTTTGGCGAACAGTTCTGTTAGTCATTGTGATGACAAGTTTCTTACTTGCAATTACTCAGGTGGCACAGTAATCTGGAAGGAACCGAACGAGACCAACAAGTTCTACGTTGAGATCGCCGGACAAATTGGAACGATCATGACACTCGACGATGTAGTGTTCATGTTTACAGGAAGGGAGATTTGATCATGGATAAGTTCATCGAGGTTCTGCTCATCATCCTCTGCATGCTGGCATGCTTCTGGTGCGGTATGCGCTATGAGAACCGCATGGAGGTCGAGCGTTACAACCACATGGTGTCCCAGCTCGAGAATGTGCAGCACCAGACCGGTGTCCAGTACGACCAGTCATTCGTCGATTTCATTAATAAGGCTGCTCCGGGAGGGGGCCACTGATGAGTGTTGAGTCGGATTTCGAGAATACTATTAGGATTTGCGAGTTCTACTCCGACCCGTGTGAGTCTTTCGAGGTTGATTTGGAGAATCACTTCATTCTCATGGGCGCTCGTGAGATCAATCTCGTGAGGGAGGACGGAAAACTGGCTGGGTGGCTTGTTATTGAACCTGATGGTTTCTCTCACCTGGTGGATGATTTGCATTCTTATTTCCAGTGTGTCTATGATTGGAAGGAGCGATCCTGATGGATTACGACCCGTGGGAGGAGTTGAATATTTTCATCGAATCCTTCCAGCCGTTGAAGGAGCTCGACGGGTTCCAGGTTGATTTCGACTCCTGCGCCGTCTTCTTCGACGGCAACCGGGTTCGAGTGAACGGACCGGAGGAGTGGGATATTCAGGCTCACACCGGCGATAAGACGACGACACAGGATGGGGCCTACCGCTGGGTTGAGTCCGAGTACGGTATGCTCCCGAATACAGTCCCCCAGTACATGCACCCATATGAAGGAGATTACGATGACTAAGTTCATGCACCTGAAGGAGATGGCTCACGACATTCAGGACCGTTTCGGCGGAGCTCCGGTGATCGACGTAGTGAACAGTGCTGTGGTGTTCCGCGACAGTGTGGTGACCCTCCAGCTGAATGCGAAGCGTCAGGCGGGGTGTCTGTGGGTGGTGGACACCCCCGGCGGCTACCACACGTTCCGCCGGACTGACGAAGCACTGGACGTCCTGGCCTCGATCTACTCCTACAGCCTCGTGTAAGACCTCCTGAGCGCCTAGAAGAGCTCCCCCGGTACCATGTACCGGGGGAGCTTTTCTGTGCCGTCTACGGACCTCCTACGGCCTCACACGCCTGAGCGGATGGCGTCGTAGGACATGAACCACCGCGCTCTGGGATACCTGCACCAGTGGCGGATCCCGCCTTTCATCTGGGCGCCGGGACAGAAACCGTCCCATTTGGTGTCGTCGTAGTCGGGCATGTCCTTGTTCCACAGGAGGAATTGGTATTTGCCCTTGGACACTTCCTGTCTGGGGAACCATATCTTCTCACCCCACTCGTTCGTGGTGGAGGAGTGGAGCTGGAAGTAGGGCTGAATCCACGAGTCGGCGCCGGGCCATACCATCCACGAGAATTGGATGAGTGGTGTTTTGCCGCAGATGTTCCATGTCCACCACCATTCGGCGCCTTCTCGAGTGTCAATGATCTGGGTGTACCCAGATTCAACACTGTGGTCCAAGTTTTTGGATCCGTACCCATCGTACTTCTCCTCGTCGAGGAATGTGCTGACTGGAGCCCAATTGTTGACGTCGGCGAATGCTCTAATACCCTCGATCTTCTTGACCGTGGCTACAGCCAAATCCGCCTTGCTTTGAATGGCGGCCTGGTCCTTCTTGACGTTCTCGATTTGCTTCTGCAATGCGAGGAGGTTGGCTGCCGCATCAGCGGCCTTCACACCTGCCTGGTCCGAAGCGCTCCTGGCGTTGGTGGCGATGACGCGCACTTCGGCGACCGCTTCCCTGTCGCGCTGGATCATGCCCTGAATGGTGCGGTCGGCTTCTTCGAGGGCGGTGATCTTGGGCTGAAGTGCTGCCGCGTCGCGTTGTGCTGTCTGTGCGATGGCCTGAACCGACTCAGCAGCCGCCTTTGCGTCACTAGCCGCCTTGGTGTTGGTCCTGGCGCTGCCTTCCAGGGTCGCCATGCGCCCTGTGAGGTCGGTGACGGCGTCCGCACTGCGCTTCATGTTGGCTGCAACGGAGTCGAACTGCGTGTCAGCGTAGGCCACGCAGTTAGAGAGGGTGCAGCCCTCCACAGTACGAATATTAGCAATGAACTGCATGTTCGTGCCAGGCTTGTACGGCACCGACACGCGGACGTCGACGGGGTACGGCTGCGAGTTGCCGGGAATGTCGATCGTGTTCGCGTACACGTTATCCTTCCACTTGTTGTCGGCGATCGTGTAGTAGGACACTGCGAATCTGATCTTGGACGCGCCTTGCGCCACGGCCAGCCCGGTGATCCGGTACGAGCAGCCCTGGGGCCCGGTGAACCGGGGCCCCTTAGCCATGTTGACGTCGTAGTTCTTGTCCTCCGACTTGGAAGCCACCAGCGAGGATCCGACGATTTTCAGAGCCGACCCGACCCACCAGTTACTACCCATCTTCCAGTAGTCGTCGAGAGGGTCCACTCCGCTGCCGGCAGGGCCGGCAGGGCCAGGATCGCCCTTGGGACCGGCCGGTCCTGCTGGACCAGTGAGACCGATGGGGCCCTGGGGACCTTTCGCACCAGGAGCACCTTGAGCCCCCGTCGGCCCCTGCGGGCCCATGGGTCCTGCAGGCCCAGTGTTTCCCGATACTCCGCGCTCACCCTTCTCCCCCTTGGGTCCGATAGGGCCGGGTTCGCCTTTCGGGCCGGGCAGGCCCCGCTGCCCATCCTTACCAGTGGGACCGGGCAGGCCCTCGGGCCCGCGGAGCCCCACGTCGCCACGAGGCCCGGAGGGCCCGCGGTTACCACGCTCACCCTTCGGACCTTCGGGGCCGGGGTCGCCGACGGGACCTTTGGGTCCCTGCGGGCCGACGGGCCCACGGACCATGCCCTTGGCTATGTCGTCGCGGATCTTCATCATCTGGTCTCGCGCCTTGGCGACGTCGATTTCGATCTGCGTCGTGTGCAGTGGCGAGACGGGTTCATGCGCCACCAACTGCGAGAGCAGGTTGGTGCCGTCGTGCAACGGGGCGTGCAGGTCGAGGACCTTGACACGGCCCCGTTTGAGAAGAATGTGGTGCGTCCAGGGTTCCGGTGGGTTCGTGTACGGTCCCGCGATCTCAACGGGAACACTGAACTGCCCCTCCACGTCGACCGTGAAGGGTTTGACGATGACACCTGCTGCGGTTGTCACCACTCGTGGGTCGGGCGCCACCGTCAGAGTGCCGGCGGCGTCCCGACCGGCCGCGTCGGTGAGGCGGCCGGTCAGGATCGCGCTCATGGTTACTGGTCACCTCCGGCCAGCTTCTTGGCCAGCTTCTGAATACCGTCGCTGACCTGGTACAGCAGGTAGAAGGCGGAGCCGGGGTTCCGCACTCCCTCCTTACCGGGGCTGAACGTGTTGACAATGCTGCTCAGGTTCGCGTTCGCGTCCTTGAGCTGGCTGACGATGGGACCGTCCCAGCGGCGGCCGGCGATGCCGGCACCGGTCTGGTCGGAAACCTCAACGAGCCTGTCGCGGATCTCGCGAAGGAGATCGGTGTTCTCGGACATATCGAGATCATCCTCTGCGTAGTAGGAGCCGTCATATCTGATCCTGTGCGTCCACTGGGCGCCGATGGTGAGGGGGTGGTTCAGGTACGAGCATGCGCACCTGACCTCACCACCGGTCTGGTCTCCGGCGTATCCGTCGATATCGCCGAACTCGCTGATCCATGCCTCGCAGATCCAACCGTTGCACACGATGGCCGTGTGCCCGTCGGAGCGCAGAACGTCCCCATCCTCGACGGGCATACCCGGGTACCACTCCTCGGCGGTGAAGCCCCGCTCGGTCATGCAGGCGACCTCGTTGCCCGTCCACATGGATTTGGGCAGAGGGTCCGGCAGGCCCGCATTGTTGAAGCAATACACCACCAGTTCGGAGCAGTCGACGTTGACGTTGACCGCCTGAGAGGTGGGGGACGGGAGGTTCCAAATGGTCAGGCGCTCGGGCTGCGAGTAGCCCACGCACGGGTTCTGCGTGATATCCCATGCGATCTGAGAGGCGTCCGACTGGAGGCTCATGTCAGCCCTCCTGAGAGGTCTCCACGTTGGCGTCCGCGACGGCGAACAGGGCCGCCAGGAACGGAGTGATGACGTCGATGACGTCCTTGGTCAGGACCCCCTTGACGGCGAGAACGCCGCAGCCTGCGATAGCGACCCTGTACAGGTACTGGCGAACCTTGGGGTCAACCAATCCTTTGAGAGCGGTCATACCAGTTCTCCTCACGTTGTTTGTCGATCTTCGTCTCGATCTTCTCGAGACGCTCCATGACTCCCGGCCTACGGGGAACACCTGGACGAGCGGGAGTTCCGTTCCAGTCGTCAAGAAGATTATTGAGCTTCTTCATCCGTCGGTTCACCCAGGCGGCGAAACCTCCGATCGTGACGAAGGAAGTCGTCGCCGTGATCAGAGCTTGGATATCGATGAAGAAGCCCGGGCCGGCGTGCTCCATTAATCACCTCACGAAGATCTCGGCGAAAGCATTGCGTGACTGTGGCGAGTCGAAGAAGACGCGCCCCTTCCGGTAGGAGCCTCTGAGCATCTCGGCGATCTTGTCACTGTAACTCATAAGTACCTCACCCTCCCGGAGAGCCATCTTATTGGTATTATACACCTTCTCAACTCGGGGTCGTTTCTGCTGGCAGAACAACGTGCCCCAATCCATCCACAGCGAGAACGTGCCCAAGTCGGTCTTGACAGTGAACAGATACTTCGCGGTTCCGGTCTTCTTCTGCACGAACTGGCCCGTGTTGTCTGAGAACGTATTGTCGATGGAGTAGTCGGCGTACTCCTCGTCGAAGTCTGTGACGAACTTACCGAACCTGGTTGTTGCCACTTGTGATGCGAACCGCTGCGAGTCGACGAACTGCGCCGCCACGAAGCCGTCCCCGTAGGTGATGAACTCCTTACCCGGCGTCGGGGTGATGTGCCATTTGATGAAGTACGGGTTCATGATGCTGATGGCGTTGGACAGCATGAGCACCCGTGTGCGGTCCTGGTACCTATCTACCGTGGAGTAGAAATCCAGGAGGGCTTTCACCTCGTCCTTCAAGTAGTGGATGGTGCCGGTTTCGATGATGAACTCGTCGAAGATGATCGTGGTAACCTTCGGGTAGGGCGTGCTCTTGTGCTGGGCGGAAGTGCTGAGCGCCAGGAAGTATCCGGCGGCGCGCCAAGCGTCCTTGCCCTCTCCCTTGTTGCGCCAGCAGAGGACACCGCTGCGGATCTCGAACTCCTGGTCGGGGAACTCGTGCGCCACATCGGCGACGAAGGAGCCGCGTGTTTTCAGCTCCGTCTTGTAGCGGCGCAGGTAGATGAACTGCTCCCCGCGCTCCACAGCCCTCTTGAGGGCGTACTTCTTCGCCCCGTACGACTTGCCGACGCCGCGTGCGCCCATGACCATGTTGAACACGGCGTTGCGGGAGAGGATCTTGTCGAACGAGAAGTAGTCGAAGTTCTTAGACATAGCGCTTCAGCTTCCACCTGCACCCGCCGAACAGGGACGTGGCGTGCCCGTAGGCGGGTCCGCGGACGCCGTCCGGGCCCCGCTGCCCGATGATGGTGTCCTTACCTGTCTCGCAGCAGTACTCGACGTGACCACCGCCGGAGTACCAGCGGCAGACGATGAGGTCGCCTTCTTTGATCTGGCTGGTGGCATTGAACCGTCCTCCGCCTTCGGCGATGACTTTGCCGCCCTCGGACATGAGCACGGTGGTACCGCCCTTACCGATATCCATGCCCATAACCTTATTGTACAACCACCACACGAAACCCGAGCAGTCGGTGACACCGCTCTTGTCCGGGTGCAGTCGCGGTTCGTACCACTGGTGGTAGACGTACTTTCCGATGGAGGCTTTGGCGAGCTTGGTCATCTCGCCGATCTTGCCGGTGTCGCCGCCACCGCCGCCTCCGCCGCCGTTGCCATTCTTGTCGTCCCCGTCGTCGGATTTCTGATCCTCCCCGTTGGCCTTCCAGAAGCCTCCCACGGTCGGGTAGGCGGCAGCATTACTGCCGTCAGACATGTAGATGCGCAGCACACCGGAGCCGTCCGTCCGGGCGTGTTTGATCTTCTTCTCCTCCTTGGCCTTGTCCTCCCCGTCCTTGGAGTTGTCGCCGCCCGAGTCGCCGGGCGCCAGGGTGATGCCCTTGGTGTCCAGGTTCTTGATCATCCGGTAGGCGATCACATAGCGCTGGCCTACGGCGTACCACTCCCCCGACGCTTTGATGGCGTTCGCCATGGAGTCCAGTGTGGGGGCACTGCCCGCACTGGCGACCAACCGGTTGAGGATGCGCGCGTAGTTGCCCCAGCGGTGCATGACGACGATGAGGAGCATACCAGCCTCGGTGTACTTATCCGAGTCCAGCCCAATGGCTTTGAGCCTGGGGATGTACTCACCCTCCAGGTCTTTGCGCATTTGGTTGTTCTGAATCTTCTTGCCCTCCTCTGAAGCCAATGCGGCTGATAGCTTCTGCCTATCAGTTCCGCCCAGGCTCTGGTACTTGCGGGCCATCGTCCACGTCCCCTTGCCAGCGGCCAGCCAAGACCGGATCGTGGGTCCGAACACGTTCTTGTCGGGAAACTGCTGCAACAGATCATAGGCGCGCCCCTGCGTCCACTGACCGATGCCAAGGGACAGTGTGTCCGGTGCGGTGATGATCCCGTAGTTGAAGCCGGCCTCCACAGTCGCCAGCGTCGCGATGATGCACGCCTTATGTTTGTCATCCCATGCCATAAGTTCCTCCTATATGGTGCGGGGCGCCGAGGATCACCCGACGCCCCGCTTACGCGCTCCCGGATCTCAGTGGGCGCGCATCATGCAGTTCGACAGGTCGAACCGGGTGCTGTGGTTCTTGTCAGTCAGGAACACGGTCTCGATGTGGTAGCGGCCGGGACCCTCGAAGGCCTCGAAAATACCGGTCCCCTGCGAGTAGACCATCGCCTCCGGCCACGGGCCGTAACCGGCGACGAAGGAGCTCCAGCGCCGCTGACCCTTCGGACCGGTGACACGAATGTCGAAGTGAGTGTCCTGAACGTTGTGGACCGTGTGACGCATGATCGCCACGATGATCCACACGTCGTCAGCGTCGAAGTCCAGGTCGAACTCCATGACCGTGACGGGCCGCTCCTCAGGGGTGGACAGCGTCCGGTCACCGGATCCGGCGGTGACCTCCTTGAACCGCTTGTGCAGGGCCCCGACGCGGTTGGCGGCCTGGGTGGCCTGGACCGCCTGACCGGAGATCGCGTTCGCCGTCGTCTTGGCGTCGATGGACGCAGTGTTGGCGGCGTTAGCGGTGTCCAGCGCGGCGTCAGCGCGGTCGCGCGCCTCCTTGGCCCTGGCGGCCGCCGACGAGGCGACCTTGTTCGCCTCAATAGCGCTCGTGTTAGCCGTCTCCGAGGCGGTGGTCGCCTTCGTCGCCATGTCGAACGCTCGGGTCGCGTCAGCCTTCGCCTGCGAGGACACCGACAGTGTCGACTGGGCCGCTTCACGGGCGGAGTGAGCGTCATCCGACGCGGCGTTCGCCGTCGTCAGCGCACTGGTCGCGTCACGGGACGCCGACTTAGCGGTGACGGTAGCACCGCCGAGACCCTTGTCGATCTCCTTCATGGCGCTGTTGAAATCGCCCAGCACGCTGAAGTGGTCGGACGCCACGTAGATCGGCAGGTTGAAGTTCTCTGTCTTGTTCGTTGCGGGCATATTGAGCCTGCCTCTCTATCAGGAGACCACCATGCGCTGGAGGTCCGGGATGTTCAGGTTATCGATGTAGTTCAGATCCTTGGAGGTGATCTGGTCACCGCCGGTGAACTGAGCCTCGTAAACGTCGTAGACGATGTCTATGACGCGCTTGTACTGCCCCGTCACGGGGGAGAACCCGTAGTGCGGGGACAGGTGGGGGAGCACGAATTTGCCGATCGTCTCCAGTTCGGAGATGGTAAGCGGCATGTCCTCCAGCTCCTGGGCCGTGAGACCCATCTGGCTGAAATCCTCAGCGAGGAGCCCGCCGACCGTGTATCGGTTGTGCATGTCATTGATGAGCTCCTGGAGGGTGGAGCTCTCGCCTTCGAGCCAGTTGAAGACGTTGACGACGTCGGACTCGAAGTGCTTCTTGACGAGTGCCTTCAGGTCATTCTCGAACGTGTTGAACTCGTCATCGTACTTGGCGATGGCGGCACTCAGCATTTCGCGAACCTGAGAGGGGAGGGCATGGTATCCCTCCATCTCCTTGCGCACGTCCACCAGGAGTCGGGACACGGCTTGGTTGTAGTCGGAAGCCAACCCCTGCATCTTCGCGGAGAATTGGTTGACCAGCCCCTCACTCACCCACGACCGCATCTCCTCCATGAGCTGGAGGTAGGTGTAACCGTCGCGGTAGGTGAACGGCGTGACGTTCGTAACCCTGTAGTCACCAGGGGTCAGTTGGTACTTGTTATCAATATAGTCCATAGCCCCATCCGTTCACGTACTCGTCTCCTGAAGATCGGATCTGCATGAAAAGACCTCCCAACTCCGAGATCACGGACATGTCAATGTTAAGGAATGTTTCGCGCCATTTCTGGAGGAGGTCGGCCTTAGGAGTATTATACCCCCACGACCGTGTGACATTCCCCGCCTTAGTTCCCATCGTTGTCGCAGTGTCGGAGGACCGCTTCTGCTGATCCTGAGTTGCAGAATTGCTGTGGTTCTGACCCGACCCCTTCGACGACGTGTCGTTAGCGGCCGTCGCATAGTCGTCATGACCGGACAGGCGCGTCTGCGGCATCTGCGACTGGACGGTACGGGCCTTGGACTCCTCCGACGAAGAAACCCGCGAGTCACTGCTCAACGTCTGCTCGGCGTTTTGCTTCGTGTGCGTGTCCTGAGTCGTGTCCTGCGTCGAATCCCCCGTCGAATGCACGTCGTGGGTGATCATCGGGTCGAAGTCGACCAGTTCCGACTCGTACAGTTGGTTGTAGAACGGCATGATCTCATTCATCTTCACCTTCAACTGGTGGATGAACATGTCAATCGACTCGTGCGCGATCTCGTTGTACCAGTAGTGGTCCAGGATCTTTTGGTTGAGCGAATCTCGGTAGGACTCATCGAAGATGGGGTACTCGTTCAGCCCGATGTTGAGAGGACCGACGATTTCCACCACCTTGCGCAGCTCAAGTGTGTAGTCAGCCATTGTTCGGGTTCAGCTCCTGCTGATCTGTTGTTCCCAGGTCGGGGTTGCCCTTGTCAAGAGCATCCCCAATACCCCCGAGAGCGGCCGCGGCAAGCATAGCGTTCTGAGCATCCGCGGGTTGAGACTCATCAAGGTTCCACCTCACATCCACGTTGAGATCATACATGCGGTTGATGTGCTCGCAGGCGTACTTGCGAGCATTCATGGCGACTGCGCGCATCGCCAGGACCTGACCGGAAGAACCGCTGGCCTCCTCGGCGACCATGCGCTCCCGCTTCTCACTGTTGACATTCATGATGCCGAGCAACGTGAGCGCCTCGTTCCACGTCTTGACCTTCGCCTCCATGACGTCCTGAATCTGGTGAGGCTTGAAGCCGACGTCGAACATCGACACCTTCTCCGCCAGCGCCGCGGGGGAGAGGGCCTCAGTGCCGAAAATGACGGGCTGACCCTCAGCTACCTTGCGGAAAGCGTTCACGAAGCTCTGGTACTCGTTGTTATCGACGGAGAACACGAACGGGTGACGCGCCGACAGCATGTTCACCTCGAGCGTGCGGTCGAACGCCGCGAGCCGCTGCGAGTAGATATCGATAATGTCCCAGTCCGGCTCCCGCAGATAGTTCGACCAGATCGGCACGCAGTGCCTCGCGTCCAGTGTCTTGGAGAACACTTGGTTCCCGTACACGGTGAAGTTCGTGGGGTTGTCGTACATATTCACCTGGCCGAGCCCCGTGGCCCGCAGCGCCATGAACCTGTCGAACTCCTCGTCGAAGTAGAACACCGCGAGGCCGTCGTACATGAGAGTCGCCTCCAAGTAGCGGCGGTCCACCGTCTCCGGCAACCCTGTCCAGGAGAACCGGTTCACGCACATCTCAGACATGATCCGCTTGTACATACGGACCAGCAGAGCCTCGCGGTTGATCGACGGGTTGTTCTTGAAATGGCCGCCGTTGACGAACGGCTCGTAAATCTCCTTACGAACCCAGTCCCTCTCCCCGTTGCGCTTCACCATATGATCCCCTTAAGCGGCTTGTTGTTCGCCCAGTCGATGCGGCCGATCATCGTCTGGTCCTTGTGCCACACGGTGACACCCTTCTCGAAAATACCCCTGATCGTCTGACGGAACGTCTCCGGCATCGTAGACCTGGAGATGTTCATCTCCGCCATCTTCCAGTAGGTGAAATGCTCCATGCACCGGAAGTCGCCGGGCGGGACGACGGGCGAGTTCATGGCGTAACCGTAACGGAGCCAGAACTCACCGATCCGTCGCACAGCGTCCTCGGGGATGAACTTGAGCCTCTCCACGATGCTCCAGGACTCCGCAGCGAGCATGAACGCGTCACCGCCCACCTGACCCGATGTTGTCGGAGCGATCGTCTGAGCGTCCTGAACCCTCGCGTTGATGCCGGCGATAGCGTTCGCGTAGTCGCCGTTCGCGGCGTACTTGGCGTAGGCCAGGTTCGTGTCCGCGTTGTAGCGCATGTATCCTTGGTTCAGGTTCGTGAGTGCGCTCGCCTGCTCGGCGGACATGCGCGCCGTGTTCACCTGCTGGGAGTAGGTCATACCCGCCTGCGCCATCGTCGACGCCCCCGACAGGGCGGACCCGCCCAGGCCGGCCAGGGCGCCCAGAGGGCCGCCGTTGGCGAGCCCCATGAGGGTGGACCCGATCACCTGGCCGCCGACGCCGATACCGGTCTTCTGCAGGCCCATGCGGGCATTGTAGCCGGCAATGTCTTGGTTCCAGGAGTTGTTCAGCGCCGTCTGCTGGCCTGCCTGGGCAATGGCGGCATTCGCCTGGTTGAACTGAGTCTGCGCCCCATGCAGGGCTCTCTGCTGAGACCACTCGGCGCTCTGGTGCTGGTAGGCGATGGAGTGCGCGTTCTGGGCCTGGAACATCAGATAGCTGTTGTTCGTGAGGCTGAACGTGGGTAGGTTCGTGAACCCCGTCATCACGTCGAAGTGCTCGGACCAACCGTTGTACTGGTCCATGTTCCCGCGGGTCCGCTGACCGAGCGAGTTCACCGTGAACATGATGCGCGGGTTCGGAGGCACCACGTGCGACCACTGCGTCACGGACAGGCCGGCCGACTGAATCATCTCAGGTTTCAGCAGAAGGGGAGTGCCGGAGAACGTGGTCACCTCCACCAGGAGGTACGGGCTCGTCCAGAACTTCCACAGGTGACGGTACCTGGCAGGCAGAATGTTGTCCTTGCGGAGTTTATCCGTCAGCTGGATCGTCTTGTTGTTCACCAGACCCTTCTCGCCCAGGCCCTTCTCCAGGTCATACACCTCGGCGCCCTGACGAGAAATGCGCGTGTCACCACCCTTAGGGTCAACGCCGGACGTGCCCGGCAGCTTCACCTTCAGGTCATTGATCTCATCGAAGTTGATGACACCCTTCGGGATCGCCGTGATGGACACGATACCCTGCGACACCCACGGCGCCAGCGACATGGCGTTCGTAAAGACCCTGAACCAATCCGCCTTCATCGCATAGATTGACGTTCCGTTCGGAACACCCTCCGCGAAACTACCCTTCGACGCGGTGAACGTCGGATTCTTCTCATCCCCGTAAGGCTGAGTAAGATCCACCGTCGAAGCGATGATAATGTCGAAGTTGGCAGTATCGATCTTGCCAGCACTAGGAGTAGAGGCAATGACTTTCCTGTTCACGTCGACTATCTGATACTCGGAGCCCAAATCCAGGCCCTCGGGCACCGTCATGTACTTCTGCCCGTAGTAGTCCCACCCGTTCTCGGCGGCGATCGCCATGTGGGAGCGCTCGCAGTAGGAGCGGCGCACATCGAACTGGTGCATGTACGTCTGCCACACGTCCAACTGCACAGTGATCTGAGTGGTGGCCGGCGCGATGTAGTCGACACTGGTGATGAAGTAGAAGAATGTATTCCGCGAATTATAAGCGTCGCGGTTGTTACGAGCTACCAGGTAGTTGTATTGGTTCGCCTTCGAGAAAGGGATCGGGATACGGATAGGGGCGCCCTGGGCGCAGTAGGTCAGGGACTTCACCTCAATGCGCGAGGAGTACTCGTTGACGATGGCGTTGAACGCCTCATCGTAGTTGTCGTACCAGACGACGTCGCGGTACTCCTGATCCCACACGACGTTCGTCAGGAACACCTCAGTATTGGGGGACCAGACGGAATAGTCGAAGCCCATCCCGAACGAGCCGATATCCTCCGGCGGGTCATAAGCTGTAGGCATATATAGAGTATAGCACATAAGTTAAAGGGCCACCCCGGGGGAGCTCAAACTCAACCCCGGGGCGGCCCATCGCCGGTGAGGCAGAAAGGAGGAAGGACCTCACCGACGGGCTACCCTGCCCACGGCACTAGTGTACCACACGCAGGACCCGCTGTCACTTCTTCGGCCAGACCTTGACGGCCTTCGCCTTGTCGACCGCGATGGAGGCGGTCTTCGAAGCGATCTTCTTCTTCACATCAGCGCTGTCGCGGTAGACCAGCGTGGCGGTGACGGTCACCGCGTCGGCGTCCTCATCCTGGCCCAGGTGCAGGATGCCCTCATTGTCGATCTTCGTCCGCTGCGAGTTCGCACCCGACACTGCGTAGTCGATACCCAGCTCAAGACCGTCAGTGTTGTCACCCGTCACAGCGAACGTCACCTCGACGTTCCCACCCGGAATCGCCTTGTTAGCAGCACCCACAGGTTTACCTCCCTGAGTAGCCGTGTAACCGCCCAGAGCCAGGTTGGCGCCCGGACGGACACGAATGTTCTGGTCGTCATCACCGGTCCAGAACATGACCGCCGGGACGAACAGCGACGTGCTGATGACCTCCCAGTGGTGCAGGAAGTAGTTCGTACCCAGACTGACCGGGTTCGGCTGAGAAGTGTTCTCCAGGAGGTTATCCGCGATGACGAAGAAGTCCTTCGTCGTCAGAATCGCCTGAGCCTTGTCAATACCCATCTGCTCAGCCGGAACCGGGATCACCCTAGCGTACATGTCGACGGGGGAGAGGTTGAACGCAGCAGCCAGGGCCTCGACGTCGATGTTAGCCTTCACCTCGGGGGTGACGATCAGGATCAGATCCTCACGCTTCGCGAACGTCTCCATACGCGCGGCGTTGTACTGGCGGGACAGGAACGTGAGGTTATCCGTCATCGCACGGACGCGCTTGATCAGTTGCTTCGCGTCGGCCTCAGTGGCGGTCAGGCTCCGCAGGTCAGGGACCTTGACGTGGTAGAAGCCACCATTCTTCTCATACTCCGCGAACAGGGAGCACGTCAGCAGGAACTCATCCCACTGGTCCGACGTGGTGGGGGAGGCCAGGATCTGGCTCAGGTAGTTCTGCAGACCCGACTCGTCCAGGAACGCACGGCGCAGCTGGTCGCGGTTCACCGTGATCTTGTAGTACTCCTGGCGATTCACCGTGTGGAACTGGGAGGCGACATTCGGCTTGTGAGCGCCGAAGATATCCTTCTCCATGTAGTCGCGCTCGGAGTTGTACGTGTACGAGGAGACCAGACCCGTCTGCACCTCCTCGATCGTGTCACCGAAGTTCAGCATCCCCCGCTTGAACTCGCGCAGAGGGTTGTTCCACGTGATATCACGGGTGATGTACGTGCCGACACGGTTGATCAGAGCGTCTGTGAACTCGTTGAAATGAGGGGTGTACGACGTCAGCTGCTGTACGACGTCGGCGACACTGCCCTTCGTCGCAGCAGGAATACGACGCTGATAGTCGGAGGTGGCATCGTTCCGGATCCGGTTCAGGATCTCAATATTGTCGAAGTCGCGGATGCGACCGCTGGGGAGCGTCATGGTCATGCCTCCTTAGGCTTGGAGAAGAAGGAGGCGATGCTGCCGTCGTCCCCGTCGTCAGCATCGCTCGTGTCGTCACCGTGCGACTCGGCGTCGCCGGCGTTGTCCCCGCCCGCGCCGATGGCCTCGAGCAAGTCGTAGTTCTTGCTCTTCAGACCGTCGACGGTCTTGGAAAGAGCAGAGTTGGAGTCAGTCAGCTCCGAGATCTTGGCGCCAGCACTGTCGGCCTTGTCCTTGACAGTGTTGTAGGCGGCACGGAGATCGTCATAGATCGTCTCCGACGGCCCCTCCTCGCCAGGATTGATCAGAGACTGAAGGAGACCTTCAAAATCCATGATACCTCCACGCAAACGTATGGGCTATGAATGGTAATTCCACTCATAGCCCATACTATCACAGACTGCCGAGAGGCCCCGGCGGAGCAACCAACTCAGTGCGGCGAGCCCGGTATCATCCGGCGGTAGGCGCCCACCGCGTCACCGGTCAGCTCTCCTCGGTGTCTGAGTCTTCGAACGGCCCGGGGGCGGGGTGCGCCGCCTCAGCGCGCTCCGCGATCTTCGCCTTCGCGTACCCGAGCAGAACCTCCCTCATCAGTGCACTCTTCTTCATGCGGACCTCCCAATGAGCCTCCTCGTAGTACTCATTGACCCACTTGGGAAGAGCCAACGAAACGGTGTCCATCCTATCAGCCATCATACCTCCTTCACTGGTGCGAACGTAAAGTGGGTCTCCGTCAAGTAGGTCCCGCCGGAGATCACCTTGGGCACAAGTTTACCATACCATCGCTGCGGAGACAGAAGATCATCCGGGGTGATCCTGTGAGCCCAGGAACGGGGAAGACCCGCGATATGCGTGTCGGGCAGACCCTCACTCTCCTCACAATATTGCTTCGCCCTCACGAAGATCCCCCGATCGAACGTGCCCTCCACTTTCCACGCACCCAAATGAGTATTGTGGATCTCCAGGTTATCCGGGGGAGTGGTACCAAGAAGGTGGAGGGAATCCGTGTCAGCGTACAGGAACCTCTCATAGTTGGCTGCAGCTGCGCGGATCGTCTTATCGCGAGCCCAGGCGGTGATGAACACGCCCAGCGGGGTGTAGACGGGTTTACTACCCTTCTCGTCGGCTACGAACTCGTACTTGACCCTGTCATCCTCCAGGTAGGGAACCTTCTTGTCATGGATAACCCGGGAGGCGAACTTGCCGTAGAGGGAATTGAGCATCAGCTTCGCGATCTGCCGCTTACCGCCGGTGCTGTTCTCCTTCACCATCATCCACCCATCAATGTACTTGTCGAACACATGCTCGCACCTGTCGAACACAGTCACGTCATTGATGGAGACGAGATCAACATCGTACATGTCTTTGATCAGCTTCCAATCCACGCTCGTCAACCGCATCTCAGTAACCTCAGGAATCTCCTTCTGATACTCATTCGGACAGGCCCAGTAGGAGCGGCGGAGCTGAATGCAGGGGATGCCACGTGGCTTCAACTTCGCAGTGAAATTGAATGTGGCAATATACAGAGTGTCGTCATCCTCAGGGATCCAATCCGCATTATGGGGCGCACCGCAGGGGAGAGGACGATCATGCATGACCGAGGGGTAGAGCGAATTGACGTCCAAGACGACACCCTCACCCACGATTTTACCGGCAGTACGAGTGTCGGCGTACGTGAACCCGCCACGGTAGGCCGCACGGGCGGCGGCATCCTCGTCGGAAGTGAGCTCGGGGAAATACCTGCGGAACTCGTCCTCGCCCCCGATAGAGGCCTTGAACAGCTTCAGGGCGTCGGCCGAGGACGTCATCGAATCGAGACCCTCCTCGTACTGATGGCGAAGGACCTCGGCGACAATACGCACATCACTGCGAACGTACCGCACCTCCTCCGGAGTGGGAACGTGACCGGGATAACGCACTTTCTTGTAGTCCATCACCCCCTTCTCCAACTCCAGGCCGTATGCTTTAGCCATGGCGGCAACAGAAAGGGGAATCTTCTTCAGCGAATCCTGGAAGTCGGTAATCACTCCGTCGAGAGTGACCACGGTGATCTTGTAGAACTGCCCCTCGGAGGAAATGACCGTGGAGAAGGAGCCCCTATCGGGGGAGTGGCTTTCACCCTCGTAGTGGCGATACCCGTGCGTGAGGAGCCAGTAGATGATGAAGTTGCCATCGAACCGGAGGTTATGGAAGAAGATGAGCTTCGCCGACTCCAGGGCGTACTCCATGAACGAATCGATCGAAGACCCGACCAAGTCCAGATCCGAATCGAAGACGCCGGCAGTAGCCCAGAGCCAGACCCAGGTCTTATCGGGAAGACTTCCGTCTTCCGGCTCTTCTTGCGCGGTCTCGAAGTCGGCTACTACGGTTGGCTTGGGTCGGTTCGTCCGAGTTGATCTCGATCTGCGAGCCATAGTTGTACAGTTCCCTTCCTGAAAGTTTGTCGTCCGGGGCAGAGGATTGAACGTCGAATTCGTGTTTGAGATCCCCCTCCTCCTCGAAGGATTGATTAGCCTTATAACGGAATCTAAGAGCATCGGCGAAGGTGGAATCAACCGTCCACATGAGCTTCAGAACATCATCGGGCAGATCGAGAACGGCATACATGTCCTGATCACCGGATCCGTCAATAAGCTTACGGATATTGTCCCTAATTCCCTTCATGTTCCGCTCATCATAACGGGACGTGAGCTTCTCCATGTTTTTGGCAGTAGCCTTCTCCACCGACTCCTCACTCATGAAGGCCTTGGGGGAGAGGGGGTTATGCTTCTTCATGTCATACGAGGTAGGACCGAACCTCTCGTGAGGTCGATTGGCGTCGAAAACATTCCCGAACTGCTGGTCGCCACGCCAAGGAATAATCGTCCCCTGAACAGAATTAATGTAACCCTGAACCTTCTCATTACTCCTGTTGATCGAGTACTGGTACTTCAGCATCGCCTTCGCCGAAATAGGCTTACCTGAAGCGGAAGCGAAGTAGGAGACGTTCGGCGCCATGAACTCCTCCAGACGATGCGCGTGAGCCTCTACCTGAGCCTTAGTCATGCGGGCCAGTGCAGGGGTACCCTTACGAGGATCTAGGCCCGTGTGGGCGATGCTAGGGGCTGTCTCAGGGTTGATATGAGCGTAGATGGGCTTCAAGGCGGTGGGTGCGTAGACGCCACGCTCGATCTGGGTGATCTTACGAGAAGCACGGGCCTCCAGGCGACGGGCGTAATCGCGCCAACCTGCAAGGTCCGTAGGCTTCTCAAGTTTAGCCATTTCATAGCCTCTCTAAATAAGGCCCGGGGCCGGAAGTGCTCCGACCCCGGGCGGTGGGGGAGTGGTCAGCGACGGTAGCGGCGGTTACTCTGCGGAGTACGGTCCCCCTTCTTCATGTAGCCGAGGAACTTCGGGAAACGAATCTCGAGTGACTGGCCGGCGCCCTTCTTGGACTCCCACTCACGGAGGACGAGAGTTCCGGTAATAGTCACCTGGTCGCCCTTAGACACCAGATCGGTGATGTACTCATAAGAGTTACCGAAGAAAGAGGTGTTCAGGTAAAGCGGGGCGCCATCGTCAATCCACTCATTCGTCTTCTTGTCGAACTGGCGGCGGGTAGCGGCGATGCCAAGACGGACGATCAATTCGTCAGACTTGGTCTTAGCAGTCTCAGGGTCGCGGGTCAGGTTGCCGGTAACGGTGATCTCAGCACTCATTGGAGTTGCCTTTCTGTTCAGTGCTGCCAATAGGGCAGCGGTTCCTGGAGAGCGTCCACAAGGGGCGTTGCTTGCGAGAGATAGTATACCACACTATCAAACGCAAAGCGCTCAAGCTCGATGATAGAGGCATCGATCATGTCGACTGTCAATGTCATCCGGCGCACATCCACGGTGTAGAGATCGACGTGGAGTTTCTTAACGCCCAGTGACGTGACAATGCGGTATTCACGATCGTTCCATGTGAAGTCAGTGAAGTACTGCAGCTTGCCACGGTGGCGGGTGTACTCCCAGACGGTGTCCTCGAACACTGGCAGTCGACTCATCGGTAGCTCCTTCCTCGTTTGCTTGTGGGTCCAGTATAGCACACCCTGCAGAGCGAGGGTCAAGAGCACACCATGTGACG